AATACATCTTTTCTAAAATTACTGCTGTCTGTTAAAGCAATAACATAGTCATCAGCTTTTAAGCTTGCACCTAAGTCATCTATAACTGCATCTACATCAGCTTTACATAAAGTTTCATCACAGTGTAATGTCCATAAACCGTCACCCCAGTTTGTTTCTACTTCATTATTAAGTGCTATCTTATATAATAAAATATCACCATCAATTAATAATACTCTTTTAAGTTTCATGTTTCTCCTAGTTGTTTAATTGAATTAAGTCTTCTTTAGGTATTAAATATCCTACAGAACTTTTATTGTCCCCACCTAAAACTGTTTTGTATTTTTTATCTTTTATCATTTGTTTTAACTTTGTAGTAGCTATTGTAATAATAAGTGGAAATGTATCTTCTTTTTTAGGTAACACATAATTCCAAATATCAGCAGTTGTTACTAGAATACCACTTTCTTTACCTCTGCTTTTAAATTCAACAAAAATATTTCCTGTTTCTTGACATCTAAAATCAACTTTTGTTTCTGCTTTTATTTCTTTATTTGTATAGGCTTTTACAACATAATCTTCACCTTGTTTACCTTTATCTAAATCAAATTTAAAATTAATTTTAGAATCATATTCTTTAGTCCATGTTTTATTAGTGTGTTTCACTCCAGTTGTCTCCTATCTTGTATTCACCAGTTAGCGGAAGTCTTAAATTAAAATACTTACCAGTGTCTTCTATTGCTTTTACGGCTAATTGCCCGACTTGCTCAGCATCTTTTGCAAGACACTCTACTTGTATTTCATCATGTACCCACACTACTTGATGTGCTTCAGGTATTTTCTTAATTACTTTATCAAACTCTACTAACCATTGTTTACAAACTAAGGCTCCGGACGATTGAAGCAAAGTATTTAATGCAGCATGACTTGAACGTACTTTAACACGTCTCTTATCAAGACCTACTAAGTAACCACGTTCAGCTGCTTGCTGTACATTTTCAATTAGTTTGTTTAATGCAGGTAAGTTATTTAAGAAACGTTTCTTTATCTTAGATGCTTCTGCTACAGTTTTATTTGTAACTGCTGCAATCTTTTTAACACCACCACCGTAAAGAAAACAGTAGTAAAAACGCTTGGCTAAGTCTCTGCTATCTAACCCTGCTAATGTTTTTGTTTCAGAGTGTATGTCACCATCTAAAACAACTTTAGCATAGTCGCCATTATCATACTTAGCCATGTAGTGAGCCAACATTCTCACCTCTAAACCTGAGACATCAATGCCTACAAGTTTTTTACCAGTTGGAACCGTGAATAATGCTCTACATTCTTTACCATACTGCACACCCACACTTGGAATTTGTGCCATGTTCGGGTACGAGTGTGTTGCACGCGCTGTTACTGTAGAATTAGTATTGCAAGTGCCATGTATTTTATTATTCTTTTCATGTTTTAACCAAGCTTGAGCACCAGTTGCTAATTGTCCTATTCTTTTATCTAATAGAAAATGCTCACATAATATTTTAGCTTCAGGGTATGGTAAACTTTCTAAAATAGTTTCATCTAACTTAGGCTTACCATCATCAGTATAAACTTTAGGTTTCCATCCGTGTATTTTAATTAATCTATCTGCAATATGTTGTCTGCTAGATGGATTAAAGATAATAGTTTTTTCTTTGTAAAACACCTCACCTTTAACATATCCTCTAGCTTTGTTATTTACTTTTGGTATAAAAGGTATGTGTTCTTTTTCAGGTGGAAACATTACTTGTAATTTATATTCTATTTCCATTCTTCTACCATTTAATTCTGAATAAAGTTTTTTAGCTTCTTCAGTATTAAAACTAAAACCATGAACTTCTTGATTGTAAATTAATTGTGCTACTGAGTGTTCTAAATCCATAGCTTGCTGAGAATATTTCATATCTTCATGTATCATTTTGTGAAGATTATAAGTTACTTCTACATCTTGCTTACAATATTCTAGCATTTCAGGTGTGAAAGTTTGCCAGTCTGTATCAAACTGTGCTTTGTAATTTCCTATTCTATTACCCCATGCTTTTAAACTGTGTCTTCCTATACAGTCTTTAGGAAAATCTTTACGTTGAAAATCTTTTTCTTTTACATCTGGAAATAACAATCTTGTTGCTACAAGTGTGTCAAAAATTTTTGCCTCAGTTTTAAAGGTAGGATATAATTTTTTTATTACAGGTAAATCAAATTTTATAATGTTGTGTCCTATAATTTCTTTTGCTGTAGATAATTTATCTAATGCTTCATCAACTGATAAAGACAAAAACTTATTGGTGTCTACATCTTTTAAAACTAAACAATGTATTTTAGTACAGACGTTAAGAAATCCATCAGTTTCTATGTCAAATATGTATCTCATATTTTTAATACTTTCTTTTTAATAACATTAATAGTTGGTATAACAGTCACATTACCAACGTCACCTAGTGTACCATCATCTTCAAAGTTTATGTCACCACATAAAATGTGGACATTCTTGTCTTGTTTTATTAACCAACCAGTACTTATACAAATAGTTGGTGTACTTGTTTTTGCTTTTTCTAATGACATCCACGAAGCATCAGAGTTTATATCAAGCCAATGACATAAAACAAATTTAGCGTCTAATGTTTTTTTAGTTATTGTAGGTAGTTTCATAATTAATGTATGTGTTTGTGTATTTTTATATCTACGTTCCATGCTGCATCTTCACCATTCATAGCAAGTGCCATCAATGCATCTTGTATTAATGATGCAGAACTTTCTTTAGCAACATGTAATACTACAGGTGTTGAACTTTCTTTTGCTTTTTTAACAGCAGCTAAAACATAAAATGTCCAAGATACTGTGTCTTGTTTTGCTTTTCTTTTTCTAATAGGTAATTTAGAAGTCATTAATAGTCTCCGCTTGTACTTCAGTCAAACAACCAGTGTCTAAATCATATCGTAAACTACAAGCTTTACCAGTCTCACCACTAAATCTATTTTTTAAAACATTAACTTGTGCAATGTTATCTTCAGCTTGTAAGTCTCTGGACAAGGCTAATACCATGTCACTTAACTGAGCAATACTTTGACTGCCTCTTAAACTATTCATAGATACTTGTACTCCATCTTCATAACCTTTGTTACCATCTTTAGTACGTGATAAATGTGAAACAAGTATTAAACCAATGCCAGTTTCTTCTACTAACGTTCTAAGTTTTGATACAAAATAATCTATAAGTTTACGTTCATCATTTGTATTAGCATCACCTAATGCAGACAAAGCCATGTGTAAATGGTCTAATATTACATAGTCTACATTACAAGCTTTAGCCATGTATCTTATTTTAGAGAGCAAGTTATCTGCAACTGTTGAACCAAAATGATTGTAAAGATAAAAGTTGCCACTGCCCACAGTATTGTTAAACGTCTTAAGTAAGTCTTCTTCACTAATACCCTCTCTTGTTAAATGTAATGGTTTTTGTAATTCAACACCCATGATACCAAGTGCACTACGTTTAATACTTTCTTCTAATGCAATGTAACCTACGGTGTAATTATTTTTTAATAAGTTTAATGCTACGTGTCTACAAAAACTAGATTTACCAACACCACTTCCGGCAGTAATTGTAACAAGCTCACCTTTACGTAGTCCATGTGTTTTAACATTTAAACATTCAAATGGATATGGAACTGTTACATAATTATCTTCTTTTTGTATTTCATTCCACAAGTCTTTCCCGACTACAATACCATCAGGTCTATATGGTTTACTTGACCATATGCAATCTGTTAACTCTCTTACTTTGTTTGCAAGTAACATTTCGTTTGCATCTTTTAATGGCATTGTACAAATCTTAGCTTTGTTTGGTGTAAATAATTTTGCACATTCAATAGCAGCTTTTTCTCCGTGCTCATCTTGGTCAAAACAAAGTACTACACTCTCAAATTTTTCAAGCCATTCTAATTCTTTTTGAATATCTTTTTTAGCGCCTTGTGCACCTGTTTTAATACTTACTACTGGAAATTTATTTTGATTAGTTCTGGAAATTGATAAGGCATCTATCTCGCCTTCTGTTACAATACACATTCGTCCACCTTCTCTCCATAAATGCTGTCCAAATAGTGTTGCTTTCTTTGCGTCACCTAACCACTGAAATGTTTTATCAGGGTATCTTAGTTTTTGTGCTACTAATTGTTTATCTTTGTCATAGTAGTTTGCAATCTGACAAGGTCTTCCAAACCATGCACCAGTTTGATAATTAAATTTTTGTGCTGTATCAAAGTCAATGTTTCTTTTAGACAAA